GTGTGATTGAGTGATTACATTCAAAATTAAAACAATAACTAATTAAAACAATAAATTAAAACATTATGGCATTAGACATTAATAAAATTAAAAACAGACTCAATTCATTGAGTAACACTAAACAAAACGCTAACCTCTTCTGGAAACCCAAGCCTGGCAAACAAGTTGTTAGAATTGTTCCTTATAAGTTCTCTCCTGAGAATCCTTTCATTGAACTTAAGTTTCATTATGGTTTGAATGGAAAGACTTATATTTCTCCTGATTCGTTCAACCGTCCTGACCCCATTGTTGAGTTCAGTAATCGTTTGAAGAAAACTGGTGATAAGGAAGATTGGAAGATGGGTCGTACATTGGAACCCAAGATGAGAACTTATGCACCTGTGATTGTTCGTGGTGAAGAATCGGAAGGTGTTAAATTCTGGGGATTTGGTAAACAAGTTTATCAAGAAATTCTTAGTATTATCAATGACCCTGATTATGGTGATATCACTGATTTGACTACGGGACGTGATATTGTTGTGGAATTTAAGGAAGCTATTGAAACTGGAAAGAATTTTCCAGAAACTAGTATCCGTGTTAAACCCAACGCAACTCCCGCAGTTGATCATACTAATAAGGAATTGATTGCTACATTGGCTAAACAGACCAATATCATTGAATTGTATGAAGAAAAGTCATATGATGAATTGAAACAAATCATGGAACAACATTTGAATCCACAAAGTGGCGATTCAAGTTCCCAACTTATTAACGCAGATACCGATAGTGTTGCTTCTCAACCAGCACTAAAATCGGCAAGTGGAGTGAAAGCTCCTACGTCAAATGCAGATATTAATGTCGCATTTGATAACTTGTTCAACACGTAATTGAAAAAGAGAGTGGTGATGTAAAAGTCACCACTCTTTTTCCTTCTATAATAAATTTATGGCAAAAGAAATTAAAAAAACAAAATCTGTTCATATTGAAACGGAGTTAGAAACACAAAGAGATGATTTATTGTCGTCTCTTGCGGATGAATTAAATAAGAAAAATAAAGAAGGTGGTAAAGTTGCGTTCTTTTTAGATGAACAAGATGACCCATCTGCTATTAGTGATTGGATTAGTACAGGTTCTTCCATGCTTGATTTAGCTATCAGTAACAGACCAAATGGTGGTTTGCCTGTTGGTAGAATGGTTGAACTTAATGGTCTTGAAGGAACAGGTAAAAGTTTGATTTCGGCACATATTGTTGCTAATACCCAAAAAAAGGGTGGTAAATCAATTATTATCGACACTGAAACAAGTGCTGCTCCTGAATTTTGGAAAAGTCTTGGAGTAAATTTAAAGAATCTTTTATATATTCCTGTAGAAACCGTGGAAGATATATTTGAAACTATTGAAAAGGCAATTGCTTATATTCGTAAGAATGAACCAGATACATTAGTGACTATTATTGTTGACAGTGTGGCTGGTGCATCTACAAAGACAGAGTTGGAAAGTGAACATGGTAAGACTGGTTATGCTACGGACAAGTCAATTATTATTAGTAAAGCGATGAGAAAGATTACTAATATGATTGGCAAACAAAAAGTATTAATTGTATTTACCAATCAATTACGTCAAAACCTTAATGCTATGGCTTTTGGAGATAAGTATATTGTTTCTGGTGGTAAAGCATTAGCATATCATTGCAGTGTTCGAGTTCGTTTGAACAGTGTTGGCAAGCTTAAAAAGGTTGATGAAATTATTGGAAATGAATGTAAAGCTGTAGTGGTTAAGAATCGTATGGGACCACCTAATAGACAAGCATCATTTAATATTTATTATGATAGTGGTATTGCAGATTATGCTGGTTGGTTAGATGTATTGAAGAAAACTAGTTTGGTTAAACAATCTGGTGCTTATTATAAATATACCACGGATAAAGGTGAAGAAATTCAGTTTCAAACCAAAGACTTTGTATCAACAATGCAAAGTAATTTAGAATTGAAGTCTGAAATTTATAACAAAATCTGTGATGCAGTTATAATGAAATACAAAGACCCCAATAGTATAATTGTGGAAGATACTACGGTAGATACCGAAGAAGAATCCGCAGGGGAAAATACTGAAAATGCCTG